TTAGTTACAGGAACAATTAGACCATCTTGAAATCTAAACTGCTCTACTGATGAACTAGATACATCTACAAAGACACCAACTCTATTATTAGTATCATTGACTACAACTTTGTTTAGTGGAGTAACAACACCTGGATCACCGATGAGTCCAATTACTGGACCTTCACCTGCAGTGCCATTGTGCTTGTGTCCTGTGGCATTATGGAAAGCAGCAAGTAACTGGTCAAACTCGTCATTAGAGTCTGCTGCCTGAATAATATCACCGTCTGTATATGTAGACTGTCTTGTATAACCTGCCATTTACCTTCTTGCTCCTACATCAAATTCTAGCTGGAAACCCTTTAGTGAGTATGGTGAGGATTCTCCGTTATCAACCACACGAAGTGCTACAGCAAAACCTGATCCTTCTACTGGCTGTCTTACAAGTGGATTAGATTGACCACCATAAGTAGCAGTTCCATATGTACCTGTGCCGTAGATAGCAACAACCTTTGTAGAGTCAAAAGGATATGCTGCAGGTCTTGGTGCGTCAGGTGATTCGTAATCGTACCTTAAAAATAAATCAGAGTTTACTATACCTGTTGGTGAGTAGTTAATAATAACTCTTTGAAAGTTTTTACGTATACCTGCGTCACCTGCAGTAAGGTCAGGGCTACGATAACGTCCTATAACATTTGTACCATCAAACTTATTTGTTTTTTCTTGTCGATAGATATACCCATCATATCCACCATGAATAATAAACGTATCACCTTGAACACTTGCAGAGTCAGTGCTAGATGGTTGAATACCTTTTAGTTTAGCAAACTCATAACCTTGAGCTTTTCTTACTGCAATGACTCCAGATGTTTGTGCTTGTGTTTGACTATTAGGTTTAGAAAAGAAAATACGATACTGAGTTTTATCTGATATAACTAAACTATTAAAGTCATCAACGTCAGTCTCACCTTCAAATAATTCTTGGATGGGTCTACTAATCGTGCCAAGCTCAACGTCATTAATTTTAGCTGTACCAGCAACAGTTCTTAAACCATCTCTACCTAAGAAGATTATTTCACCAGCAACTTCTTGCACAGTAAAACCGTTAAGGCAACCAATGTCTCTTGTTACAGGTTGCATCACAAAGTCTGCAATAGTATTACCTACAAGTTTATAAATGCGTTCTTCTGCAAAGATATAAAGCTCATCACGAAAAGGGAACAGTGCAGTAATCTTACTGTCTACTCGTATTGAACCTGCACCATTAGCTGCACTAAAGTCATTATCTGTATACGGTGCAGTAAATACAACCTCTTCTGGTGAAGCTGACATACCCGCAAAGAACAAAGCATTTTTAAAATGTTTTACAAACTTAGGATTAGCTGGTGCACCTGTAGCACTAAGATCCGTTACAGTTGTGCCATCATACTTAGTAGCGTTATTAGCACCATCAGCCCATACAATAACTTCTGTACCAGCTAAGTTATATCTGTCAAAAGAATAACGTATGGCATTGGTTCTACCACTATCAATGCTTGTCCAAGAACCACTACCACTAGCTGCTTCATAAATACTTGTACCTCTAGCAGCAATAACTTTATTATTACCAGAAAAATATGCAGACATTAACACAGGCTCTGTAGCACTAGCTGTCTGTGGAACTACATTAGTATTCCACTTTTCAAAACCATTGATTCGTCTGTAGCCACCTCCAGTGTCAGGCTCAAAGTTTTCTAACTCTAATGCCATCCCTGGTTCCATAGCAAAGGTAGAACGGTCAAGAACTAGACCACCCTGCAATGGAAAAACAAAAGGGTTTAAGCCTGATTCATCTGCCATCTATGCTACAAATCTTCCAATAGGTGTTCTTGTTACTACTGTAGAACGTAAGTAGTTTGTTCTATTGCTAAGTAAGCTTTGCATACTTTTAATGCCTTGTTCAAAGCGAGCAAAGTTTAATTGATATTCACCACCTTCACCACGGTACTGATAACCAAAAGCTGTGGCTCCATCTACAATAACTTGACGATATTGTTCAGGTATTGTAGGGGCATCTGTTGCTGCAGATAGTGCAGTTGTATATACATAGTATTCAAATTTTATAGAATATGCTTTATCTGGATAAGGGTATAAACCAAAATTATTATCTGGGGTTCTAAATACATGAGTAGGTACACCACCCATATCAGATCTGTCTTCCTGTTCTATATACCTATTTAAATAGTCTTTATAGTCTAAAATAGTTAGTGATTTACCTTGAGCACCTAAAGACGTATCTTCTACAACTCTAAAAGTATCATAGTCTACATGTTTAGATGTAGCAGGTATAGTGTAACGTGTTGTTCCAGCTACAAGTGTCTCTGTTTGTGTGGCATGATTGTAAGGCCAACTAAATTCACGAGTATTAATATAGTTAATAGCATCGTTTACTGCATTCTTACACTGGGTTTGAAATCCACGAGAAGATGCAAAACCAGCTTCAGTTAAAGCTACCTCATTAAATCTAGCTAGAACTTCGTTTGTAAGACCTAAGTAATTATATGCCATTGTGTTCCCTTAAGATAGCCTAAAGGGGCCACTAGAAAGCAGCCCCTAAGGTTAGTTTACTTATGCAAGCGTATCACGGTCTACTTCCGCAGCAGCTTTAGTAGCACCCATTGGGGCATATACTACAAAGAACTGGAAAGAACCTGCTGATGGAGCATTTGAACCTGCAAGCAATGCAGTAATGGTCGTGTCAGCAGTTGTGACATTTGTGATGCCGTTTACTGTGGTAGTAGTGGCACCTAATGTTTTAGCACCATTAATATCAGCAGTACCAAGCATATCAACGTCACCGCCTGTTACACCAAAACTTACTGCGTTAGCACCACCGACAGTGGCTGCAGCAGTACACTCAGAACCAGCAGCAAGAACCACACAATTGTTTGGAACTACACCGATTTCGTGAGTTGAGCTAGTGGTAAGATCACCGTGAGCAATCACGGCAGTCTCAATACGAACTGGAGATTGTAAAGCCATTGTTTAGTCCTCCCTTATGCCAAGTTGTATTTGGCGTTGACAAGAGCTTCTGGACGAAGGATCTTGCGGCCGTATAGATGCATACCACGAACAATGTCAGCAAAGCTGTCAGGGTCACGATAAGTTTCAGTCTTGTTGATTTGCTCAGCAGTTGCGACAGCAGAATCATGACCAGCTACGATAACACCGTAGTTAGTGTTTTGGTTTGCAGTACCTGTAGTACCTGAACCAGTACCAACTGAAGGCAGGTTGCTTGAAGTGTATACACGGAAACCGTGGAAGTTATTCAAGACCAGACCATTGCGTAGTCCACCTGATTCACCGAAGTCTGCGTTAAAGAGGCGTGAATCCTCGTCACGAAGTACTTCCATAAATACTGGGTCAACAACCAGCCAGCGTCCTTGAGTATCAACTTGTTGTTGATCCAAGAGGCGAGCCATACGAGCAACAACCATTGCTGGTGAAGCTGTTGCTGTTGGTAGTGCAGTAGCACCTGGCAAACGAGCAGCTACTGGAATCGAATGATCTCCAGCAGAAGTAGTTGTGATGTTGCCAAATGAATCCTTACGGAGTTTCATTGAAGTCAGCAATTCATCAGAACCAGCAGTGGCTACTGCTTTAGTGCCGTTTACTTGGTCATTGACAGTATCGGCATCTGTGTGCAAAGCTGATTGCTTAAAGCCAGCCAAATAACCAAGAACTTCTTGGTCGTGCTGGTCAGCCAAACGATAAGCTGCACGGTTGGTTGCAAGATCCATGAAGTTCACATGTGAGTGAGCCTCCTCGATGTCGTCGATTTTGAAAGCAAAATAGTTAGCTTTATCAACGACCAATGAGAAATCCTCATCGTCAAGATCTTGTGCTGAGATGTTAGTACCACGAGCATATGAGCTTACGGAAATCTCAGGTTCTTTAATGATTTTAACAGTGTCGCCTTGGGCACTGATCTCTCCGAAATAATCAGAGTTGGTGATGTCACCACATACAGTACTCTTGCGAAAAGCAAGTTGTACTTTTTTGGAGTAGATTACGGATGAGAAGTTACCGTTAGGTAAGTTACCGTATCCCCCTGCTGTTGAAAAAGCCATAATAAATCCTCCTGATAGTTGGCTTCGTTACAAAGCTAATACCAATAAGAGGCTGTTACATTTTCTAGGGTGCGTAAATTTAACAGTCGGCCAACCGTTAGTTTACGGGCCTGTACTTGAACAGGTGGTTCTTTATAGTTTAGACTTGTGGAAATTGGACCAGAACAAAAGGTAGTCATAAGAGGCTTTTGTTCTATGTCCCTAGTTATACTATTGATTTTTTGTTTGTCAATAGTTTATCTGGCATTACCAGACACGTCATAGACAAATTTACCAGTGCGCATTGCTTTGTTAATTTCGTCTGCACGTTCTTCAAATTCTTTGTCAGTCATCTTAGCAACTTCTGACTCCCGAATTGTATTACTAGAATCAGCTACATCTACTTCAGCTTTACTACGTCGAGCTACTGGTGATGCTGCTGCTTTCTTGCTTGCTTTCTTAGCTTCTTTAGTAAGACCTTTATCTGACTTATAAAGATCAATAACACGTACTACTGAGGCTGGATCATCTGCATTTTCATATAGTGCATCTTTAACCCACTTAGGTTGTGCATCTGCCCAGTCATGAAACTCGTCTGACTCACGTAACTGATCAAAGTCTGAGTGTGATTTACGTATTTCATTTTCAGACTTAACTCGATGAGCTTCTGCTTGAGCTTCGTCAAGTTCTTTTAGTCGAGTATCAGCCTTATCAAACATTTCCTGTGCTTTTTTAGCTGCAATTGTTTCTACAATACCAGCTACATCAGGATACTCTTTAGCCCACTCTTCAATGTCTTCATCAGACTTAGGTGGAATAATCCCAGCTTTAGCAGAAGCTTTTTGTAGGCTCTCTAACTTCTCATCCCACTCTTTTTCTTTCTGCTGCATGTGGCGTCTTAGATCACCGTAGCGTTTTTTAAAAGACTTTTCTTCTGCAGATAACGTTTTTTCTTCAACTTCTGTATTGGTCTCTGCTTCTTGGGTAGCTTCTTCAACTTCTTCTGCTTCATCTACTGGGGTTTCCCCCCTTGCTTCAGCTTCAAGTTCTGCAATCTCCTTAGCTTCATCTTCCATTCGTTGCTTACGCTTTGCGTGATTATATCCACGATCAACGAATCCTGCAGTTTTTGGTGTTTCCATTTCTGCTAGTTCAGGCATATTATTCTCCTTATGTTGGGGTCAGCCGTAGCCGAGTAGCCTTATTATTTTTTACGTTTTTTTTTCATCAAGCCGCCTTTATTTAAAGCGCCGTATTGAGAACTTTCTCTATCTCTTTGATCTTGCGTTCCCCCTATAGATTTTTTACTAGTAGTGGGTGGTGGAGAGTAATTACCACCCATAGCTTCTTCTGCAGCAGATTGATTAGCATTAGCAGCAGCATTTTGGGCAGCTATTTGTGCAGCACTTGGGCCAGGATCGTCTCCAGTAGGTCTACGTGGTGGTCTAGCCCCTCCTCCAGTACCTGCTGCAGATGGTGGTGGTGTCCCTGGGACTACTGTAGGTCTATCATCATCTGATCTAGTTGGTTCTGCTTTAACAGGAGCTTTCTTACCTACAGCACTTTGAAATCTTGTAAAATCATTTTCTGTCCATGCATCAATGTCAGAAGGTAAGTCATCTAAACCAGAAGCACCGCTAACATGACCAGCAAACTGTCTTGTTCCAGGTGCAACTATATCACCAAAACTAGAAGTTACATAACTTGGAGCACCTTTCAAAGCTGCATCAAGTTTAGCTTGAGCTATTGCTGCACCCTCTGTATTTCCATAAGCTTTAGCAATCATCACAGACCTGGATTTTCTTCTCAATATCGAATTAACAGAAGAATTTTTGCCTGCCAAAATTTACTCTAGCCGGGATTCAATCATTAACCAGGTGTCTGAATACATTAAAGATCTAGATAGTACGGAAGTGTTCACTATAAAAGGATTTGAAGGCGTAGGCA